CCCTCAAAGAGCTCTTCATCACGGAAGTGGCTGAAGTTTTGGCGCAGCTTGAAGACGTCATCGAGAAGTATCAAGTAAACGAAAGGGTGGCTTACATCTTTGGGCTTGGTATCGTTGATGACATCCCGGAGATTGGCCCTGCTTGGCAAGTAGCCAGCAAGTGGCACGTAGATAACCCGGAAGAACTTGCCGAGTTGTTCTCAGCCATCATGGCTTCTTACGAAAAGATTACCGAAGAAGAAGATGATGACATCGACATTGATGACATTGACCTAGGAGACCTAGGCTTCAACCTCAACTAATACAATGGAAAATTTAATCAGGAAAATCGTCATCGGTCCCAATCCGAAGGATGCGATGGCGTACTACGTCGGCATGAAGGCTGGCGCAGGAAAGGTTGTTCTTATCGAGGAGGATGACCGCGCTATGTTCAAGTACAACATTCGTAGGTACAACATCTACACTCAGGACAGTGAATCGTCCTACCTGTGGAAGACTGTGGAGAACACCCCAGTCATTGTTGAATACGATTGTAACTTTGAATGAAGGCGCTGTATCACTTCGTGGTGAAGCTTGATAAGACTCATCACGACACCATCGAGCTGGAGAACGGCACGGAGCTCTACGTCGACCCTAAGTGGAAGGAGTTCGAGCGACGCGTCATGTACGGTGAGGTGACGTCAACCCCAGTCAAGTACGACGTGGATGTCAAGCCGGGAGACACCCTGTTTTTCCACCACCACGTAGTCATGTCTGATGCCCTAAAGATTCAGGTTGACGACGAGGACAGGTTCATTGTGGGATACGACCCAGACAATACCCTTGCCTGCCATGCGATTGCTTACCGCAGCAAAGACACTGGTGAGCTTCACATGCTCGCTGACTGGGTATTCCTGCAGCCACTTGAGGAGGATGAGCCAGAGGAAAACGAGATTATCGTGGTTGACCTCAAGCCTAAGACACACCTTAAGGCAAAGGTATTCTGCTGCCCCAAGGATATGATTACTCAGGGCGTAAAGGCAGGAGACATCGTTGGGTTCAAGAAGAACCGAGACTACGAGATGCGTTTGGAGGATGATACCACCGTGTTCCGTATGCGCTCAGAAGAAATGATGTATGTCGAGGAAGCCTGAGTTCGAGACCATCGAGGCCTCTCGCAGGCTGATGGATAGCATGGCTGTCGCAATCAACCACATGATTGAGGAGGTCAAGCGGCCCGTCGACCCGGAGGCAGGCGGTGCTGCACGCAAGGCTGAGCTTCAGTCTATCAAGCAGACCGCTACCGATTGCAAAGAACTGCTAATCGAAAGGCAGCGTCTGGAGCAGATGGTCAAGGACCTAAGCGAGAACGGAGCTATCGACGAAGCAAAGGATTACTCAGGCGGGTTTGCAGAAAGATTTAGTAAGTGACGGGGCTGGTAGACATAGAGAAGCACGACGAACCAGTCGTATCCATCTGCCCACGCGGCACACTCGGGGAAGTCATTGACATCTCCGGGCTTCCTATCTGTCTGCCAAAGAAACCACCGAAGAAAGAGATTGCAGGCCACGACCTGCCGGACCACTTGCAGACATGGAACAGGAGTGATATGCCATCAGAGCTTGCTCGCATCAAGTCCATGGACGAGTGGTATGAAATGCCCAAGGAGTTTCGTCAAAGGTTCTCTACCTTCATCGAGGAGGAGTTCCGTAGAAGGCGCGAGGGCTACTGGTTCTACAACAACGGAGAACCTACATACATCACTGGGCGTCACTACATGATGCTTCAGTGGAGTAAGATAGATATTGGCTATCCTAGTTTCCTAGACTTCCAACGAAAGCTCTTCATCCATCAAGCCGCGTGTGAGGCTGACCCCAGATGCCTTGGTCAACTGTATACCAAGTGTCGTCGCTCAGGGTACACGAACATGTCCGCCTGCGTTCTGGTCGATGAAGCCACACAGGTCAAGGACAAACTTTTGGGTATCCAGTCGAAGACGGGTAAGGACGCGCAGGAGAACGTCTTCATGAAGAAGGTCGTAGCTATCTTCAAGTCCTACCCGTTCTTCTTTAAGCCCATCCAAGACGGTACTACCAACCCGAGAATGGAGTTGGCGTTTAGAGAACCGTCTAAAAGGATTACCAAAAACAACAAGACCTCTGTCAAGGGCGACGCCCTGAACACAATCATTAACTGGAAAAACACCACGAACAATGCGTACGATGGTGAGAAGTTGCATATCTTGTATCTCGATGAGGCAGGCAAGTGGGAGAAACCAACAGACATTAGAGAAGCATGGAGGATACAACGGACTTGCTTGATTGTGGGACGCCGTGTTATCGGGAAGGCGCTTGTGGGCAGCACAGTCAACCCGATGCACAAAGGAGGTCAGGAATACAAAGAGCTTTGGAAAGATTCCGACCCACAAGAACGCAACAAAAACGGCAGGACAACCTCCGGATTGTACAGAATCTTTATTCCGGCTTACGAAGCCTTAGAGGGATTCTTCGACAAGTACGGGAAGCCAATCATCGAGACTCCGGGACAGGAGTTGGAGACGCTGGACGGGGAAACCGTAGAGATAGGCGCAAGGGAGTTTCTAAAAAACGAAAGGGACGCTCTTAGGCATGATGCTCGGGAGATGAACGAGATTGTTCGTCAGTTCCCCTTTACTACAGACGAGGCGTTCCGAGATAGCGTCGAGGGCTCTCTGTTCAACATCGGAAAGATTTATGAGCAGATTGACCACAACGAGAACATGTACCCGGACCCCGTGGTGCGTGGCAACTTTACATGGAAAGGAGGCGTAAGGGACGGAGAGGTTGTATTCGTTCCAAGCTCTGAGGGCAGGTGGTTTGTATCATGGATGCCCCCTGCAGACCTCAGGAACCTCAAGGTTTCCGAACGGGGCAAACGCATTGCGCCAAACAAACTCATTGGCTGTGGTGGAGTCGACTCCTATGACATCGACGCTACTACGGACGGGAGGGGTTCTAAGGGAGCGTGTCACATCTACAACAAGTTCAACATGCGGGCCCCCTCTAACATGTTTGTTGCAGAGTACTGCTCCCGCCCTCCTATGGCGAAAATCTTCTACGAGGACATCCTGATGGCAGCTGTGTTTTACGGCTACCCGCTCCTCGTGGAAAACAATAAGTACGGCATCGTAAGATACTTTGAATCAAGAGGTTATGATGGCTACTTGTTGGATAGACCGCAACACCTGACTACCGCAGGTTCTGTTGCAACCAAAACGAAAGGCATCCCGTCTAACTCACAGGATGTCATCCACACACATGCACAAGCGATTGAAGACTACATACACAACCATGTGGGAATCAATGAGAAGGGAGAAATCGGTAGGATGTATTTTAACCGTACACTTGAGGATTGGATTGGGTACCGTATCGACAATCGGACTAAGTTTGACTTGACCATTAGTGCAGGTCTTGCCTTGCTTGCAGCGCAGACTGTTGTGCAAAAGAAAAAGCCAGCTGATTTTACAGGTAAAAAATTCTTCCGCAAGTACACTTACACGCCCGGCGGGGTCTCCAAGCCCGCTAAGTGATTTTGTTTATATTTGCACACTGCCTGTAATACAGTAAGTAATGAAGGGTCACCACAAGCCAAAGTCGTATGCACAGTTCCCGGACCCAATGGCTCCGGCTTCCGTCAAGGCAAGCGAAGACTATGGCATTTCCTATGCTAAATCTATCGAGGCACAGTGGGGTGGTCTGGACGACTTTTCTACTGGGTTCGGAAAGCGCTTGGTAGAGTTCCAGCGCAACCGAGACTACGCCAACGGCACACAGGATACCGCAGTCTACAAGCAAATTCTTAACAGCATGGACACCCAAGGGGGTGATGGAACGCTGTTGAATCTCGACTGGTCTCCTGTGCCAATCATTCCTAAGTTCGTTAGGATTGTAGTGAACAAGATTCTGTCTCGCAAGTTCCGCCCAAATGTGGAGGCCATCGACCCAATGTCGAAGGATGAGAAAGAGAAGAAGAAGGTTCTGGCCAAGTTTGCTATTGAAGAAAGAGAGGTTATCGAGGAGGCCAAGTCACTTGGCTTGAGGACTTCCTCTATTCCCGAAGGGATGCCCGAAAACTCTGAGGAGGCTGAAATCTATTTGGCTGATAGCATCAAGACCAGCGCTGAGGTTGCTGCTCAAATCGCAACCAAGCTCACTCTTGACTGGAACGAATTTGATGACAACGTGTTCCGCCGCGCCGTGGAAGACCTCGTGGTTAACGGTATGGCTGTGGTCAAAAGAAGCAATGACCCGAGCTACGGTATTAAGACTGAGTATGTAGACCCGGCGCAGTTCATTCACTCAAGCACCGAAGACCCTAACTTCTCCGACATCGTTTATGCGGGGCACGTCAAGCGCGTCTCTATTCAGGACCTAAAGCGCATGGCGGGGACGGACATCCCTGAAGAAGAGTACCAGAAGATTGCCAAGGCTGTGATGAACAGAAGCTACAACAACGCTTCCCAGTTCAATCAGACGGTGTACGACAGAAGCCGTGGCGCTCACGTTTATGGCTACGATGAATACTTGGTTGACGTTTTGGACTTCGAGTTCCTTGGCGTCGACGATATGATTTACGAAGAGAAGACCTCGCAGTTTGGAAACATTGGTTTCTACTACAAGGGCGAGAGCTACAAGCTCCCTAGCGACTCAGTGTACGACAGAAAGATTCACACCATGCCTAACATGTGTGTGTATGGCGGTTCGTACGTTATCGGTAGCGGACTTCTCTTCAACTACGGCATGAAGCGGGACATCCCGAAGAACATGCACGACCTCACACGCGCTCGTCTTTCGTACAGCGTTGTGGCAACGAACTTCCGTCGTCAGATGCCCAAGTCTATGGTGTCGTCTGTCATCGGCTTTGCTGACCAACTTCAGCTTACTCACCTAAAGATTCAACAAGCCATTGCCAAGGCTAAGCCTGATGGTTTGATTGTGGACATCGAGGGCCTCGAGAATGTATCTCTGGGTAATGGTGGAGAGCTTCAGCCTCTCGACATTCAGGACATCTACGAGCAGACTGGTGTCTTCTACTACAGAAGCAAGAACCCAGAAGGTGGATTCCAGAACCCGCCTGTGCGTCCGCTGGACAACACCATCCGGAACATCAACGAGCTGATTGGTTTGTACAACCACTACCTCCGTATGATTCGTGACGTCACGGGTGTCAACGAGGTTTTGGATGGGAGCACGCCTAACTCCGACGCGCTTGTGGGCGTACGTCAGCAGCAGATGGCCGCTGGCAACAATGCTATTAACGATATTACCAACGGAGCGTCCGTCTTGTACAAAAGAGTTTGCGAGGACGTGGTCAAGTGCCTTCAGGTCTTGCCCCCAGACTCAATCATCTACGGGGCATACGAGAGGGCCATCGGAAGCACAAGCATGGAGATTCTTTCTTCGTTTGCTTCTTTGCCACTTCACAACTACGGTGTGATTGTTGAGCGAGAGATGTCAGACGAATCCAAGCTACTACTCGAACAAAACATCCAACAGTCACTTGCACAAAGAGAGATTGACCTTGAGGATGCTATGGCAATCCGTCGTCTCAAGGATTTGGACCAAGCAGAAAGACTCCTCGTCATCCGCCGCAAACGCCGCATCAATGCGTTGCAGCAGCAACAGCAGCAACAAATGCAAATGCAAGCACAGATGAACATGCAGGCTCAGCAGGCCGCAGCACAGATGCGCATGCAAGAAATTCAGATGAAGGCACAGGCTGACCTTCAGAACATTCAGGCTCAGGGACAGGTTGATATGCAGTTGATGCAGATGCGTCAGCAGGTAGAGGGTCAGATTCAGATGGCCAAGCTCCAAGTGGTCGCACAGTCTCAGGCAATGGACAAGCAGTTCCGCATGGACCTAGAGAAAAGCAAGGACGACAGAAAAGACTCCCGCGTTGATAAGCAGGCTGTGGCTCAGTCCAAGCTTATCTCTCAGCGCAAGGGTACGCGCCCTGAACTTGAGGACCAAGACAACAGGGACATCATCCAAGAATTGATGAGGCGATGAGCAAAGAGGCAATGAGAGAGCGCGTCAAGCGCATGCTCAATAAGCACGGGCTCAAGGGTGTAAACAAACCAAAGGCCACACCAAGCCACCCCAAGAAGTCACACATGGTGTTGGCAAAAGAGGGTGACAGAGTCAAGCTCATCCGCTTCGGCGAGAAGGGAGCTGAGACTGCTGGCAAGCCCAAGGCTGGTGAGTCGGATAGAATGAAGAAGAAGCGTGCAAGCTTCAAGGCTAGACACGCCAAAAACATTAAGAAGGGCAAGATGAGCGCTGCCTACTGGGCTGACAAAGTCAAGTGGTAATGTTTCATATATTTGCATCAAAGAATAACTAATGGCAACAGTAACCGCACAACTATCCCTGACGAGCACAGACTTGCTGTCTGAGTCGCTGGGAATCAGTGTGTCTATGGAAACCACTGCAGCTAACACTACAGGCTTGGCACGTAGACCCGTGACGGCTACCGCTGTTGGTGCAAGTGCAACTACATTGTACACGGCATCTGATTTCTCAGCTCCTGCGTATTTGTACATCAAGAATACAGACACCACGTCTTCCGACTACATCTACGTGTACGACGGGACCACGGCAGGCAACCCTGTTATTTTGAAGCTGGCTGGTGGCGACTTCGCTATCATGCCGCTCAATGCAGG